TTGCGGTTGCGGAGGCACCGGAGGGTGTAATGATAATGATAGTAACTATATGTTTTTTGGTAATTTAAAAATTATTAAAAAATATGTAGATGCAATGTTAGAGATGGATGCAGAACATGTTCAAGAGATATTAAGTAATGGACATGATTGGGCAGCTGATCATATTGCAACTTCAAAAGATGATGTACAAGAAGTTGGAGATTTTTTAATGAATGAAATGCATCATGATGACGAAATGGATTCATACAATATGCAACAACCTCAATTTATTCCTGCAGGATTTAAGAATCACTTAAAACAATTAATGCCAGAGCGTATTGAAAAAACCGAAGCTGGTTATTTTGCTACTACTGAAACAGGTCGACGATTATCTAAAAAACCTAAATCTAAAAAAGCAGCATTAATGCAATTGGCAGCAGTTGAAATTTCAAAAACATAAACATGGTAAATAATGGAAAAACTTAAACATTTGTTGATTGAAGCTAAAACAGGTTGCCCTATTGCAACTCAGGATATTCATGTTAATTTAAAAAATCGACAACATGCAATTGATGAATATTATTACGGCCCAGCAAATCCAGAAAAACCAGGAAGTTATTGGAAAGATGCAGCAAAGCGTTGGAAAATAGATGAAGCTACTGCTAAAACAATGAAATGTGCCAATTGTGCAGCATTTGATGTTTCTGATAAGATGTGGAAATGTATGTCTAAAGGCATAGAAGGCAATGAAAAAAATATTGATGCATTAGCTACAATTCAAAAAGCAGATTTGGGATATTGCAATTTTCTTCATTTTAAATGTGCAGGTTCTAGAAGTTGTACTGCTTGGGTAACAGGCGGAGCATTAGATGATAAGGATTTAACCAAATGATGAAATTAAAAAACATATTGATAGAAAACGATGTAGTTGATCCAAAACAATTGGCTAATCCATTTTTTAAAGAATTTTCAAAACAAATGAAAGTTTCTCCAAAATTTTCATATTTGGGTTTGAAAAATAAAGAACATATATTTAGTGCACCTATAGATGATTTAGGTACATTGAAATTGATATTTTCTAAAGCTGAATTCATAGCAAAAGTTTCAGATACATATGCATACTTTGGAATTGTTTATTTGCTAAACGGATTAGAACAATTTGATGCAACAGTCTGTTTAATACGAAAATCAAAAAATTCATATGAAACTACATTGTTTGATGATTCTAATTCTGATTTTAATAATTCGAAAACAAATTTTGCAAACATAATTAAAAACATGATGTAATGTTAAGTTATAACGTATCAAAACCTATTTATCATGATATTACAATTTCAAAACCATTACCTGATGATATTGCACAACATGTTTTATTAAATTATACATGCCATGTAGATCATGAAGGCTTTGATTTAAATGAAATTGAACAAGAATATTACAGATATAATAATGTTTCTTTAGAACATGATACAACATGGTATAAAGATGGCGATGCTGCCAAAGGCGCACACGCAATTATTCAACCATGGCTCACTCAACAAAATGATTCTGAATTAATATTAGATCATAGTCAGTTTGTATTTAGATACCCAATAACGGGTGATGCTGCAGCACAAATAAAAATGTATGCAAATCAACGTCCGGAACTATTAAGAATTTTAAGTGCCGAATTCAAATGTGGTTTAGATCTATGTATTGATTATATATTAGAAGACCGAGTTCGTCCCGTAGTTCATATAGAATGGGATTACTTAGATGTATCAGATATGCTCGTTGACATTGATTATGTAGAAACAGTATTACAACATACCAATTGGCAAGAAATAATATCAGTTGTTAAAAGATTTAACGTGTTATCAAAAAATTCATTAGATGCATTTCAACAAGCAGATTTTAGATCCATGTTATTATTTGGACGTAAATCTTATAAATTGATTCCTACATTGTAATATTTATTAATATGATACGTTTAAAATCTTTATTATCTGAATCATTAATAGATGACCCTGAATTCCGCGACAAAGTAAAAGAATGGGAAGGCAAAGTAACTGATGAAAATGGTCTTCATGTGACATATGATGACGCAACAATGCGTCCGGTAAAATCTTCTAAACAAGTACAAGGAGTTGTTACGATCGGATATGGTACAACTAAATCTATATACCCGCAACTTAAACCTGGAATGAAGATTTCAGAAAAACAAGCTGAATCATTATTAACAAAAGGCATACAAAAAATAGAAAGCGATGTTAAACGTCGTATTCCAAAGTATGATTCGTATCCTAAATACATTCAAATGGCGATCATGAATTCATCATATCGTGGAGATTTAGGACCAGCAACAATTAAATTGATCAATTCAGGTCAATGGAATAAAGTTTCAAAAGAATATTTAAATCATCCAAATTATATCAACCCAGGTAATCTTCGAGGCGTAGTTATCAGAATGAAATCTAATGCAGATGCATTTGATAGATATGCACAAGAATTAAAAAATAAAAAATCTGCAGATGCATACGGACATGGCGAGCAATACATGACAATTGGAAAAACATTGTATCCTAGGAAAACATCGAAACATGATTATGCTAATGTACGAAATGCGCCTACGATTAATAATGGTATTGTTAATAACATCATCGCAACTATAGAATGGCCTAATCCAGTAGGCGTCGCGAAGAAGAAGAAAACAGATGACCGAATGATGACTTGGTATTATGTTGAATTGCCAAAAAATATAAGTTTATTACACGATCATGGCTGGGTTCGCTTTGATGCTGTAACTATAGATAAAAATGCTAAATTTGTATAAATTTGGATATTTATCTAAATTTTAATATAATAAGTTATGAATCATAATTTCATTGAACGTTTATTTGTTGAATCTATTAATATCATGGCTACTGATAAGTGGGAATGGCCTGATCATTGGGATCGAGAAAGACGTTTAAAATTTTTAAATGAGTCATTGCGGTTTGCTGAAGATCGTGAATTATTTGAACAATGTGCAATTATTAGAGATGTCAAAGAAAATTTACACGAAATCTAACAGAGGACTTCATGAAGTAATTTTGTTTAATGATGACAAAATAACGTTTGATCATGTTGTTGACTGTTTGATGTCATATTGCGATTATAATGAGTTACAGGCATATCAATGTGCAGTGATTGTAGATCGAGCGGGGCAATGTTCAATTTTTACAGATGTATATGATGAATGTATTCAAGTTAGTACGTTATTAAATAAATCTAAATTAAAAACAATAGTTAGAAAATATAATAAGAAGAAATGATTACTTTTTTTATTAAAATTCGTATAGGTATACTTCATGCTACATATCATAGAAACATGAAACGAGCAGATGAAGCAAGAACTAATCATGATATAGTTTCATTCAAAAAACATATTTATCGAGCTGAAGATGCTTGGCGTAAAATAGTTATATTAACAAATAAAATAAAAACAAATGGGTAGAAAATCTGCACACACTGGAGAGTCTCCAAAAGATCGTTCGATCAATATCATGGATAAGTTCATAGCAAAAAATATGAACCGCGAAAAACATCAACCATTTAAATCTGCTAGAAGAAAAGATCCAGATATTCCAATTCATATGTGGCCTTTGAAAGATCAAATCGAATATTGGGAAAATCGTACGGATGCAGATAGATTTGACGATGCTTACCCGGTATATTCATTTTGGATTATAGAAGTTCAAAAACAAACAAAAGTACATTCATCATTTTTTACGGATCGAGCAATGAAACTAAAAGATTTGTTGCAACAAATGTATGATGAAAAAACGATGCCTAAAGATGCAGTTACTGTTCTTCGTAAACACGGAGTATATTAATGGAAGACAAACAATATAAGTATGTATATGGAATCGGTAAGACGGCTCTAGATATTCCAGAAAGTGAAATTCGTTATGCAATGGATAATACAAAATCTAATGCAGAAGCTGCTCGCTTTCTTAAAGTATCATTTACTACTTATAAAAAGTATGCTCGTATGTATACAGACCGAGATTCGGGTAAGACGTTGTATGAGCTACATAAAAATCAATTTGGAGTAGGTATTCCTAAAGATGTTCAAAAAGCATCAAAGGGTATCTACTCTATTGATAACATTTTAATGGGCAAGCATCCTAATTATCCTTCCTGGAAACTTCGCAATAGATTATTAGCATTAGGAGTATTTAAAGAAGAATGTTCTAGTTGCGGATATGATGAACGAAGAATAACTGATGATACCGTCCCGGTATTGTTAGATCACATTGATGGAGATGAAACTAATCATCAATTAGAAAATCTACAAATGCTTTGTTTGAATTGTTATTATCAGCAAACAGGCAATCCTTTTAATCAAGACAAAGAAAAATATTGGAATTACAATTTGCTTGAGTGATATTTATTAATATGATATCTTTAAAAAAGTTAATTGTAGAAGGTCGATATGATAGTTTAGTGACTGCATTGTCTCGCAAACTATTACAAGTAATCAAAGACAGTTATGCTT